AGCTGCTTCACTTGATTTGAATGAAGCATGGAACCTATCATGGGGTGAAGGTATTCAGTTTATACTGGTACTTGCCTTTGTGTATTGGTTGAAGGTCAAGATAGATACACGTGCTGGTCTTGGTAAGAAAAAACTAAGACAGTTGAAGACTGTAATCAAGGAAGCAATAGAAGAAACTAAATGACTTACGATGACTCTAACTGGAGAGAAGAGTACAAGGGGTACACTTCTAGCAAGAGAGAACTAGAGTTGCTTGAGAATGGACCTAAGAGTCTCTCACAGTCATGGATAATGGGTGCCTTACATAATAAATGGAAAAAGATGAAGGGGTATAAAGATCCAGAACCACCTGACTGTCAGTCATCACTACAAGAATGGGAACAGAGTATTAAAAAGTATGAATGATGTGATCCATGGTAAAGTTAAGAGTGTCTTTCCGATAGATGCTATAGGTTTACATGAAGACTTAGTTAAAATTGTATACCATGATAAGGTTACTGCTGGTAACGGTAGGGCAGTAGATTATCCTCAGGGTAAGGGTGCTGTTTGCTGTCAAATATCTGAACTGTTCTTTAAATATTTTCAGGATAAATTTCTGACTCACTATGTCAGTTGCCCTAAGCCTAATGAAATGATATGTAAGAGAGTTGATATCATTCCAGTGGAGGTTGTGGTTAGAAATATAGCAACTGGATCTATTGTTAGACAGACTAATCTTCAAGAAGGTATGGTGTTTGACCCACCATTAGTAGAGTTCTATCTAAAGGATGATGCTAAGGATGATCCCTTACTCACTGATGATAGGGTTAAACTTATGGGTTATAATCCAATGACCTTTACACGTACAGCAAGAGAAATGAATTGGCATTTCATAAAGATCTTTGATGAGTTAGACATTCATATTGTAGATTACAAACTAGAGTTTGGTTATGATGATAAGGGTGCGTTGTATCTTGCTGATGAAATAAGCCCTGATAGTATGAGACTATGGAAGAAGAGTACACGACAAAGATATGACAAGGATTTATTCAGAAAGAATGAGGGAGATATAGTAAAGGCATATCAACATGTACTTAATGAGTTGAGAAAGATCCCATGGATCGGTACGTAAGAGACTACTGGTATGATCATGATGGATGTGACAAGATCATTGATATGTTTAAGGTTGCTCATGAGAAAGGACACACTGTACCAGGTAAGGTAGGTGGAGGAGATGCCAGTGATGTTAGGGAGGATAGGAAGAAGAGTACAGAGATATCTTTTGAGGATGTATGGAATGGAGTCTTAGGTGAAGATGTTTGGGGACTCCATGATTACATGGACTGGATCACTGAATGTTATACAGACTACTGGAATCACTTTGGTTTACCAGGTGACATAGGTATCAGAGTACTACCTCAGGTACAATACTATAAACCTAATGAAGGATTCTTTTTCCCACACATAGATGCTGAAGCAGAGGTGATGACTAGACAGTTGGTGTACATCACTTACCTTAATGATGTACCTGATGGTGGTACTATCTTAGTTAACAATGACATGACAATCACAGCTAGGAAAGGGAAGACAGTTATCTTTCCTGCTGGTATCACACACAAACATGTCGGACAGATCTCAAAAAAACATCACAAGTATATCTGTACGGGATGGGTCGAATGGTAACCAAAATATCGGAAAAAAAATTCGGGATATTTTTTACGCGTAGGGTTTTTTAAGTTTTGTATCAAAGAATACACTAAGAGTTGACTATATAGTATGGGTATGCTAACATATCCATATCGTTCATCCCATAAGGGACGCAAGTAAGCCGACTCGGAACGGATTCGTTCATCCCTCTGGTAGGGGGACGCAAAAGCCGACTAAAGGAACGGAGTAAAATCCCAACTACTTTAGGAGTAATCCAATGGCACAAGTCACATACCGTGGAATCTCATACGATTCCAATGAGTACCGCAACATGGTACAGGCAGAAGCACAACAGAGAAATCACGATCTAATGTATCGTGGTATCAAAGTGGAACGCAAGTTCGCTTCTAAGAGTTAACGGTACTCTGACAATACTTAAACTACATCCCCGCTACATACAGTAGTCGGGGATATTTTTATGGAAAGAAGGCGACTCAAGCAGTTGATTGAGCAGTTGGAAGAAACCTTAGCAGAGATTAAGGTCGAAGTATATTCTGACGTTGACAAATATAGAACAGGTGAGGTATACTATAGTGCAGACGACGACGACGGTTACCGAGACTAATCATGAAGCAACTGAACAAATTGATGAGGGAAGTTATGAGAACCCCTGGACCTATCAGGGTACAACTTTTACTTCTAACGACATTAACGATTTCTTCGGTTACGTCTACCGTATTACAAATCTCCAGTCGGGTAAACAATATATCGGACGGAAAAATTTTACCAAGCGTAGAAAGCCTAGAGGTGGGAAACGCCGTGTTTCGTCTGAGAGTGACTGGAAAAAGTACTACGGAAGTTCTGAGGAGCTTAAGCAAGACATTAAAAAGTATGGACGAAACCTTTTCAAGCGTGAGATCCTCAGTCTCCACAACACTCAGGGAAGAGTAAACTTCGAAGAGACAAGACAACTGTTCTTAAATAATGTACTAACAGAGGCAGGTCCTGATGGGGAGCCTGCCTTTTATAATTCAAACATCCTTGGGAGATATTATCGCAAGGATTATTTTATGGGTTGAAGACATACTGAGTATAAATACTTGACGGGATGTACAGATTTGCTATATAATTATGTTACGTTACTTCACAAAACTTAAATGACTGTAACAACAGAAGATGGTGGCAGACAGAATATGTTTGCGACTGAACCTCAAATCCAAATCATCCAGCAGGACAAGACTATGAACGAACAAGCAGAACAAACCAACGGACGTTGGGCAATGATTGGTTTTTTAGCAGCCATCGGAGCATATGCTACAACAGGACAAATTATTCCAGGAGTATTCTAAAAGCAATGGGTGAACTTCAAGCAGCAACAGAAGCAGTGAATCCAATATGGGCATTGGTGTTCCCCTTTATTCCAGTAATAATTTTACTGGGATTCTGGGCAGCAGCAGGTGGTGGATTTATTGATGACGATGATGACGATGAACCCCGTGGTGGAAAGATGATTCCAGTACCAGCAGGAGCTTAAAATGTATCAGATCTTATTCCTTTTTAGTTTAGCCGCTTTTACTTACACAAATGTTGGTCAATACGCTTTTCAATAGTCCGTGGTACCCTCTGTATGAATTTGCATTCTTTGTGAGTGTGGGTATGACAGCAGGAACACTCGGATTAATCTAACCACCTTTGCCAAGGTGGTTTTTTGATGCTATACTAAATAGATTCGACTCTGAATTATTAAAATGGCAACTGTAACGTTTAAGTCCACTGAAGGTGAACTAGAAACTTTTGAATGTGCTTCTGATCAGTACATCTTAGACGCTGCTGAAGAAGCAGGTATCGATCACCCATACTCTTGTCGTGCTGGTGCTTGTAGTACCTGTGCAGGTAAGGTAGTTGAAGGGTCAGTCAATCAAGAAGATCAGTCCTTCTTAGATGAAGATCAGATCGAAGCAGGTTTTGTATTAACTTGTGTTGCATATCCTACATCCGATGTAACTATTCTTACGGAGCAGGAGGAGCATTTGTACTGATGACTGCTGATCTTTGGGAAGATATGGATCGACTCAACACACTCTATGAAGAACTGTGTTGGGATCACGAAGATGAATTGCAATTCACGATTGAAGGTAACAAGATAGTAATTACTAATCTTGATGCTGATGACTAATCGTACTTACAGTTTACAAGTTGAACAGAACCCAGACCACTGGATTACTTTAAGGAAATACTGTGGTCTCTCCGAGGTAAAGGCTAACTTCTATGTTAACCTTTGCAACTTCGGTAAAAATTATGTACCAAATTACAAAAACGTGAGGATGGTTAATGACCTATAAAATCACTGATGATATTCTAAATGTTCGTCAACGATGTTTACAGGACTGTGTTGATAGATCTCATTCACTAGAACAAAAGCATTATGACTTCTGTGATTGGGTTATAGATTCGGGAGAATATAAA